TGGGTATTGGTTGCAACTCGATTTGGATCCGCTAAAATTTCGACGTGGTCCGCCACAATTTCGGGGTCTTTGCGCGTTACTCCATTTTTGTCGGTCCATTCACGGATTTCCAATCGTCCGTCAACGGCGATTTTTTGTCCTTTGCGAACGTATTGGGCCGAGAATTCCGCTCCGCGTCCGAATTGTGAAATGTTAAACCAGGTGGTTTTTTCTTCCTTTTCACCGTTGCGCGACCATTTTTCAGTCACCGCCAACGAATAATTTGTGACGCTTGTTCCTTGGCCAAACGTTCGTGTTTCGGGATCGCGTCCAACGCGTCCAATTACAATGATTTTATTCATGTTGTTGTTTTAAGATTTTACAATTTGCATTGGCGCGGGGGCCTTTTCAATAATTGACGGTTCGTCAAAAACAATTTTGTTTGTTTTCAACCATGTTTCGAATGTCCAACCCATTGGGTGGACGGCTCGGTCCATTGGTTCCCCGTTTGGACCCGTTTGTTGGGTCCCGTTTTCGTCGATTGCGGGTTCGATTTTGCACTCGCGAATGTATTCGCGTTGTAACAAAAACATGATCGCCGTGCCGACTTGAATTTGTCCTGGCTTACTACTCATATTGATTTGATTTAATTGATTGAATTGTTTCTTTGAAATCGATATTTGATTCCAACATTGACGCGAACGTTTGTTCGATTGCTAATTCACGGGCGCGGGTGACAACCTTTTGTTGGAAATTCTGCGGCGGTTTTAATCCCTCCGCCAACGCTTCGCGCAATTGACGTATTTCACGGACACGATCACGGGATTGTGAACGTTCATTTTCCCATTGGGTTTTGACCTGGGTTTCGGCGATCTTCATGATTTCGTTTTTTCTTTGAACTGTCAAATGAATGATCCCCAATTTTTCCAATTGAATGAACATGTGATCGGATCCAAAAACTTTGTCCCAATCAATTCGTTTGGTTGTTCGGTATTCCTCAAATTTTGAGCCGACGAATTTTTCCATGTAATCCCAAAACGCGGCGATTTGTTCCGCCTCGGTTGGTTCCTTTTTTGGTTCCAACGCTTTCAATTTTTGGTTCATTTCAGTCAATGCGGCCCCGCGTTTTTCTTTGTATGCGTTCATGACATTGGACAAATAAACGGCGTTGAAATTTTGAAAATGTAAAATTTCCACATTCAGTTCACCCGCGACCGCCATTCGAAACGCCAATTTCAGTTCTTCGGGCGTGAAATGTTTCAATTCCGTTTGAATGAATTCCAACAAAACGATTTTTTGAACGTCCGTTGGTAAGTTTTCCGCTTTCAATCCGATTAACGCGAACACGTATCGCAACGATTGACGGATTGGTTCGTCGTTGGTCAAATCACGGATCGGTGTGTCCTGGGTTGCGGCCTCTGCAATTTCTCGGCCCTTAAAACTTGCGAATTGTATCGTCGAAATCGGGTTTCGAACGGACATTTTGTTGTTGTTGTTTGACATTTTGTTTTCGAATTTTAATCCAATTTTTCAAAGTTAGTGAAACCGACATGTATTTTTTAGTCACGTTGGAATGGTTTTCCATGGCCTCCAAAACTTCAATAATTTCAGCGCGGGAAAATTCCGCCTCCAAATTTTCACATTGTTCGTTGGTCAATTGATTTTTAATCTTTGCCACATTGGGGAAATTGTCGGCGACATGCTGCATTAAAAAATGAATTTTCCCGTGATCAACCAAATCATTATCTGCCATACAAATAATCTCATTATTTGTATTATATGAAGATGAAGATGAAGATGAAGATGAAGGGGTTGGATTTTGGTTGTCCTTTTGCTTAACCAAATTTCCAACCTCTTTAATCAACTTCGGATTCCCGCCCAATTTGCCAACCTCCCGTCTAACTTGGCGGATACGTTCGTCACCCACCATTCGTTTGGAAAAAAATCGACCACTTTCGTCACACTTTACAATTCCGAAAATTATCAGTTCATTCCAAACTTTTTTGAACTTTTTTGGCGACATTTTTACCAAATTTCGGACACCGTTTTCGTCTAAAATTTGATTTCCAATCTTCAAAACACCGATTTCGTCGCTCAAAAACATGATACATAATAAATCAATCCAAACCCCACGGGTTTCGAATGAACACATTCTTAAAGACGGATCGGTCAACCAATCACCCGCGTAAAATTGAAACGCGGGTTGTCGGTCCCTGGAATTTTGTTTGACTTTGTTGTTCATGCGTTAATGGCTGCAATCAATTCGTAAAATCGCTTATCGCGGTTTTTTCGTTTTCCCGCGATTACGTTGTGAACAAATGTCATTGAAAATTGTGAATGATTGTCCACGAACTTTTGAATTGATTTCCACTTCGTAATTAACGTGATACGAACATATTCGCGGTCCTCGGTGTTGATACATTCCTCACACGTTTGAACGGGTGACGCAATAATCAAACACTCGATTTCGGTTAACACTTCCAACAAATGGCCAATTTCTAAACGCATGTTCAACGCGTTCGTTGCGGTCCAATAATTAAATTGGTTCACCTGGCAAAATTGACGAATGGACCCAAATTTCAATTTAATATGGGATTTAATCCGTTCTTGGCGGCTTCTTACTGATACTGTTTTCTTCATGGCTAATCCAATATATTTGGCATTAATTGCATTTTGTACAATGTGATTGAAATCATATATTCCAAACATTGTTGTTGTGATTCATGGCGTTCGACAAATTCCACTTCATTTTGATTTCTTTTTTCGTCATTCTCTAAAATGACCCAATCAAAATGACCTCTTACAAACGACGGAACAATAAAACCTTTCAAATTTGTGTTTTCATCAAACCATTTGAACGCCTGGTAAAACGTTGGTGCGGGTATACTGTTCATTGTACATTCATAATCAAACTTCAATATTTGATTATCGTCTTGATCGTAATAACCCAAACAACGTTCTTTGAACCCGATTTTTTTCAACTCTAAACTTAATTCATACGGTACAAAATCCTTTTCCGCACCTCCTTTCGAAAAACCAAATTCGATTAAATCCTTGTGAATAAATAGGGCCAATTTTTTGTAATGGTCTGCATGAGCCAACGCCTCATTGTAATCGCCATTCAAAACGCATGTCATAAATACACCCGCTTCTTTTTTTGCTTGTTCAATGGACAATTTGCCACTTAACAAATCCTTACATTTTTCTGCTACAATTTCATCTTTCGATTTTGATAGAGCCATAATCATTTGATCTCTTGTCATGTTTTTTCGTATTAATTCCAACCTAAAATTTTAATTACTTCCTGGTATGGGGTATAAATCACCCACGTTTCACCGCTAATTAGATAAACCACACACATGTTGGGGTTCAATTCGGTGTTGTCCTCGTCGGACCATTCTCGAACTGATATAATCGTGCATGTCAGTATGGTTACATTGACTTGCATTGTCGCCTTTTGTTCGCCAACAATGTCAACCAATTTTGAATTGAGTAAATCAATTTTCGAATGAATCACTTTTTGCATGGGTTGGCTTTTGTTTGTAATTCCTCACCCGTTAATGCAAAGTATAGATTTTGAAGTTGATGAACGTATTCAATTTTAATTTTCATCCATTCGGGAATTTCACAGTCTAAATAAAAATTACGTCTTTCATTAGTTGATAATACTCTTATAGCGGATGCTATTTCAATATTTCCTAATGTAAAATTATAATCAATACTTTTTGCCACAAACCCAAACTTCAACAACCATTCTTCGGTTAATGGGATTGGTCGATAATACGCTTCATTTCCACATGCGACATTGTAAATTGTTTCATGTCCTACATATGTCCATGACCAACCCGACGTATACATTCTTTCGGCTTCAATAATGTTACCGATACGCAATTCATTTGCTTTCATGGTGACCTCCTTTATTCGAAAAACGTTCGTCAAATGCGTCAAGACATTTATCCGCCCATTTGGTTGCGGTGGTTGTTTCATGACATGTTATCGACGCACCAATACAAACCCACGCTTTCATCCAAACCTCTTCGCGTGTAATTTTCGGGGTTGGTTCAATGGCGTATGGACTGTTAAACAACCCTGGATTAGATTCTTTGATTAATCGTTCTTGATTATTCTCGGCTTCCATTTCCTTGGCAACTTGAACAGTATCATAAAACTCCAACGTGTTATTGCTTGAAAAACCAATTTTTTCAATCTCAGTAACAAGATAATCAACGGGACTTTGTTTATTCATTTGACCCTCCAAATTTTTGATTGTAATAATTCTTTGAACTTTCAATTAACGATTCATACGTCGTTCCCGTTTTTGCGTTAACACATTGGCCGTCAAAATAGGTTTTTTCAATTTCGGCTTTATGCATTGCTTTGGCTTGGACAAAATCACCTTCCGTTAAATTGACGTTGTGTTTATAGCGATATTCCAAAAAATCTAATGCTGACATTTTACTCATTTGACCCTCCATTTTCAGCGGTTTCACTTAATCGAGTAATTCGATCCAATGCAGCGTCTAAAACGTCACGACGCTTTTCGTCTGCGGTTAATTCCAGGACTTCGGATTCGGTATCACAACCGTCAATCAATTTAATCATTTCGTCCTCGGATTTCACGTCGTTGGTAGGTTCAATCTCTGCGGTTAACTTTGCCTTGCGATCATTGACCAACTTTTTGAAATCGGGATTTCCTTGAATGTTTTGGAATTGCGTCCAAACCTTTCGTAATTCGTCCATGTTTTTCGCGTCTTTTACCGCCCCAATTGCTTTGGCAAAAATATTAATTTCGTCCTTTAATGTTTCGGGGGTTGGTTCAACTTCAATGGTGATTTCTTTCTTTTGTTCGTACTTACTTGAAGTTCTTTTTGGTTTGTCCTCAATTACCACATGATCCGCGTCCATTGTATTCAATTCCTCGGCGGTGTATGGCATGCCACCCAATTCGTCCGAAAAACACAATCGGAAACCCTGGGCCATTGCCACCTTTTTAATCATGGTCATTGGTTTGGATCCCCAAAATTTGTTCAATACGCCGTCTTTGGTCGTCCCGAAATACTCCGAAAAATAAACCTCATGAATAAATGGGTGTTGAAAATCACGACGGTGAATTGTGATTTCCGCTCTCAATGTCGATTCCTTTGGCTTTTGGAAATTGACCGTTCCGTCGGTTTTCACCGACCAACCCGATAATAACCCCGAACGCTCGGCGCGTTTAATGTAGGTTTCGTAACCGACAATGACCGAAAAGTTGTTCCCGTATTTATTCGCGTAAATTTCGCGCTTAAATGGATTCAGTCCGAACCCTTGGGCGATTTCCACGAATTGTTCGAATTCACCTTTGGTTAAATTGTTCGCCATTCCCATGGCGTTCAAATAAGTTTGCAATTTGCCCACGTCAATGGCGTGTACCTGGTTTTTTTGAATCTCGTTCATGTTGTTGTTGTTTTGATTTCAACGAAAATACGAATGAATATTTATTCAAACAATATTTGTTGAAAATTATTTTGATAATGTTATTTCGACTGTTGTTTTTGACGATTTGATTGGGATAACCATTTCGACCATTTCGCCCGTTTCGGGATCCACATTAACCGTTGATTTTTTCAACGCTTTCAATTGGGTTTCCAAATCCTTACGTTCATTTGAAGCGCGATCTTCTGCGGCTTTTAATTCGTTCCAAATGGGTGTCATTGAAAAATCATATTTCACCGCCGTTTCTTTGGATTTGAATGTCACGCCCAAACGGTTGATTCCCGTTTTGGCTTCGGGACCGTATAAATCCAATTCGTCGGTGGCCGCTTCTCTCAATTTCGATTTGGCCGTGTCAATCACCTGGGACATGAATTCCAATCGGGCCAACGCCGTGAACGTATCCACATGACCGTTTTCATTAATGTCAATAATGATTTGAGCGAATTCCGCCGCTCGTTTCTTTGTCAACGATTGTTCCGCGTTGACCATTGCTAAAAAATTTTGTTCCATAATTATGGGTGTTTTGAATTTGTGGCCAATTTTGACAATATGCAACCAACGACGGATTGACCGATTGAACCGACGGTGATTGTTTGAATAAATTCACTAATCGTTTCGATTGCAATGAATTTAATGGTTTGAAGATTGATTTTTATTCCGAACGTTTTCGCTTTATTCATGTGATGAATAAGAAACGCGATTTCCCAATCACAAAAATGTTCTGCAATTGACCCGAATAAAACACAATCGTGCGTATCTTTGGTGACGTTGTTGTTGTTTAACGTTTGACGTTGAACATTGGGTCGGGCGGCGGATTTCGGTTCGCCGCTTGGCTTTTTTACTCGTCCCATATCAAAATTCAATTTTAGGGATTCTAAAAAATTTGTCAATTGCTTCCAGGGCGGTGTCCATGGTGTCGAAATTTATCGACGTATACAAGCGGAAAAATTGACCTTCGCGTTGGATTACAACAATACGGTTGTCTTTGGTCCACAATTCGATTCCCGCCTCTGCAATGACCGCAAATCGTCGGGCATTCATTTGTAATAAATGGCGGCGAATAACATGGATTGCCCCAATTGATTCATTCGGGTTTTTGAAATACGCCAACATTTTGAATTGGTCGGCCTGGGTTGTTGTTGTGTCGAACATTTTATACTGATTTTTGGGTTTATAATTTCATTAAAAATTCAGATCCTAATTTTTTTGCGCACTCGGAACCAATTGGAAAACAACCTTGGGATTCCATGTCAAAATATTCCAAATCGTCGTGGTCCAATTCTGCGGGAATTAAAAACCCGTCGGTGATATAATGAACAAACGTTCGTGACCCCGTTGGTTTGCCGCAAATAAAACACGTGTTTGAATGTTCCCCGTTTATTTCGACATTGTGGTCGTATTTGGCGGAACGGATTTTTTCTAAATTGATTACGGTCAACCCGTTTAATCTTTCAATTTCTACTTTCATATTGTTGTTGTTGTATTGTGGGCGGGTTTGATTACCCGCCCTGGTTATTTTAACGAATGAACCAACCAATTTTAGCGGTTAAAATTTGTTTATATAATGGATTATTTTCCGACATTACAATCCACAATTTGCCATTTTGCAACCATTGGCCCGTTCCGAATTGTGATTGTGACGCGTTATTCCATGCGGCTTCTAACGTTGTAAATGCGGGAACCTTAATTCCAAAAAAATCGACTGTGATTTGTTTTTCCATGTTGTTGTTTGTTTGTTTCATTTGGCTAAATTACACCAAAATTTCATTCAAACAAATTTTTGTTAAATTATTTTCAACACTTGTTTGTTGATTAAGGACAAAAAAAGGGGAAACCGTTGTCCCCCGCTTTTTTGCATGAACCTAAAAAATTATTTTTATCCGTTGACCTTACGTTCCATGATTGCCAACACAACGTGACCAATGGCCGCCGTTGGTATCAAATACCACCATGACATTCCAATCCCGCCTTTGCATAACATAAACGACGCTAACGTCACCCATACATTCATACAATACAAACAACCGCCCAACGGCTTGGTCAATGATCGAAATGGGTTTTTTGGGTTGTTCATGTAAGTTAAAACACGGGTCCAAAATCCAAATATTTCACCTGGTTGAATCAAAAAATCAATGAAGATTGAAATCATGGCGGCCATGATCCCAATGATTGCAGCCCACGAAACCATGGTGAATTGTGTCGGAACGGTGATTAAATTGGCGACCATGAATCCGATTAAAATTCCGATCACGATCAAAAATGTGTTGTTGATTGAATTGACAATTTTGTTGTTGTTCATTGTATTGGGGTTTTTGAATTAACAATTTGGAACCAATCCCGAAACGGACCATGTACACGCGCCGTCTGCGGTCGTGAAATAATGAAATCCCAAATCTTGGGTGTCACCGTCGGGATTTTTGATTTTGATCAATGTGTCCGAATTCTCATTAAATGTAAACGGAATTTGAATATTGTCGCCCTCGTCGAAAAAATAATTCATGGTTGTGAACGTACCGTCTGAATTAAATATTTCGAACGTGTACATGCCCTCAAATGGGGCCACAATTCCAAAACTAATGGTTTCATTTGGAATGAAACAACCTAAATGTTTGACACAACCACAATTCATTGTTCAATGTTTTTTCAAATATACGTCAAAATTTTCCGAATAACATTTTCGATTGGATTTCGTTAACTGTTTTTTGAACCTCTGCGATCCATGTCCAAATTTTCTTCATAATTATCAACAATTTGTTTCGATATATTCCTCCAATGCCATGTCACGATCCCCAATCAAATCAAAATCAAACGCGACAAACGTCAATTTTTTGTCGAACGACTTGGTTCGGTTTGGGGTTTCCCGCTTAACCACCGAAATGGGATCAATCCAGGATTCAACGGGTTCAACAAATACATTTTGAAATGTAGCCGTTGACGGTAAATCCGCGGTCATGATTGCAAACCTTATTTTTTCCTCCAAACAATACGCGTCCATTTCCCGAACACATGCGACAATTGTCAATGGATATTTGATTCGAAAAAAATCTTGGATCGGGGTGAATCTTCGGTTGGTTGGCGATTCCGAAAATTGGATTCGACCGTCGTTTCGAAAACGGATATAAAAATACAAATCGTCGTGATCATGAACCCCCGCGAATGAATATTCATTTTCGTTTGGCCGCTTCATTAAAACACGACCTTCGTCGTCCAATACGGCCAAATAAACGGATTTTTTCATTTGGGGGACCTTTTGGTGAACCGAATCCGCTAATATTTTAATAATGTTCAACATAATCAAATTGATTTCAGAAAATCGTCCATGAACAAATCCGCGACGTATTGTTCAACGGATTCACGCTCGGCCGACGTCGGGGTGAATATTTCTTTTTTTCTGCGGTCCTCCTGGCCTTTGGCCTTGGCGAAATCTTTATCGTTGACAACAACCAAAAAAACGTCACGTCCCGATTTTACGGGTTTGATTGAATTCCTCAAATCACCCGTGAATTCCAAATCAACATTGTTCGTTTGACGTCCATTGTCCGCGCGTTTGGTAATCCATGATTTGGATTTGTATTGTCCAATTTTTGTTCCATTGGACGCGCCGCCGTCGTTGAAAATACGTTGTTTCATTTCGCCCTCCAATAACTTGGCCCCCAAAAACAAAAACGTCACTTGGTTGGACGACGCCGCGCGAACGGCTTGGTCAATTTTTATATTGAATTCTGCGGGTGTCATTTTGTTGGCTTAATTGATTTGATCAAATATCCCACGGCAATAATTCCAACAATGGCCAAAACGGCCCAAATAAACCATTTCCATGGCATGGTTTCGGACTTTTCAACCTCTGCGGTGTTAATGGTGGTTTGAATGATTTTTTCGACGCGTATGGTGTCGGGCGGACATGTTGTTTTAACAAATATTGAATCGCCTGGCAACCAAACAATTTTGGTTTCAATGTTGGTTTTTTGATCCCTTACAAAAATGGTGTCACGGGACGACCAACGGACAATCGTGTCGAACATGGTTCGGTTGGTCACAATGGTCGTGTCACGAATCACCGTTTTAATCTCGGTATTGATTGGACACGGGAACCGATTACGACACCGTTCGACGGTAATACACGACGACAATGACACGATTATGATCAACAAGATCAAACAATTATTCTTGAACTTCATTTTTTTCAATGTAGTGGTTTTTATATGCGTCAATTTTGCGATAAAAGAAACTCGCGAAATCTTTTTTAACATAACCCAACAACGATAAATTTTTCACCAATGACAACAAATTCACAACGACCAATGGAACAAAAACGCCCTCATTGAGCCAAAACAAAATGTCGGACCCTTTGGCCAAATTGGTGGCAAAAACCAACAATCCCGTGTGGGACAATACGGTCCAAAATATTCGCAACGCTTTGCGCGTTTCAAATTTATCGTGTTTGATTGCTAACGTCACGCCCGTTATGTGGTCCGCGCAAATCAAACCGATTAACGCAAAATAAGACGCCGACGGGGAAAAAATCCAATCGTCAATTAAAGCGGACAACCCGCCAATGGTGAATCCACCAAATAATGTTAAAAACCACATTTCAATTTTTAGTTTTAAGGAACAAACGGACTGAATGATTTCCGTCAATTCGGTTTGGATCCTGGGTGTGTTTGGGTGTTCCATGATTGGTTATTTTAATACTTTGGTCTTGGTCTTGACGTCGGACGTGAAACGGGACGCGAAGCGGGACGGCTTGGTTTATTACAATTACATTTCATTTATTTATAATTTATGGTGTTCCGTAAACATAACGCGATTGATTGCAGATAATGCAAATATCGTCAATCCTTGAAAATAATGTTGGCAATGTTTGGACTGCGGTTTCGAAATGTTGTTTATATTGTTTTTCAAATTCCGCCAATAAAAATTGACATTTATCGGAATCCAATAATGTCACCGAATTCAAACGATCGGTTGTCAACGCCTCTTTAACGATTTCAATTCCCGATTTGTACAAAACCGCGAATCTAATTTTTTGAGCCAAAATACAACCGATTTCGTCAACCGAACATTCAGCATTGGCCTGGACAATTAATCCGAACGACGTCGTTGTTGTGCTTGTTCCGTTCCAACCGTTGGCCACTAAAAATTCAGATTTTTTAGTTGAACATGTACAACCGCCCTTGACCTTAGTGTTGTTTGGTGAATAATCTTCCGTGTCCATTACGACAAAAACCTCCGCGGATTGTGACAAATAATTGGGGAAAATTTCAGCGTTTCCACTTGTGTCGCATTGAAACGGAAATTCCGTTACCTCGGTCCCGTCAACGATTTTAATTTCACCATTTGCCAATCCCTCCGCCATTCGTATTTTGACAGATTGAACGCGAACGCGTAATAATCTCGATTCCCTTGTTGTGATACGAACCCCTCGGTCCGTGGCTTGGCCTGGCAAAAATGTAGGTTGAAATTCACCAACGACCAATTCGTCCACAATGGAATTCATGCGGAAATATGGCAACGTGAAACGCGCGATTTCGTCCAATACCAATTGGGTCGCGAATTGGATTTTTGATTCCAACATTTGAACACCCGACGAAAATCCCGCGTCTGCGGTGTCGGCGGCGAATCTTAAATTGATTCCCTCCAAATCGTCAATGAACAACCCCGATTTGGGATTGGTTTGGGAAACGCATTTGATCCCAATAAAATTATTGAAGCAATTTGCCATAACCGAACGGATCGTTTTTGTAAATATTTTTGTCGGGAATGCCAATTGATTCCAAAAATTTCGGAACCCAAAATGACGGACACGCTTTATTGTCGAATTGATTGTGGCCTCCAATGATCACGTCGGGTTGATATGCCAACACCTCTTTAATGATTGAAATCAACGTTTGTTTTTGGGCCGTGTTCAATGTGTTTTTGGCCTTGGGTTTTTTGTTTGGCGTTTTTGGTTCCAATCCGCCGACGTAAACAACGTGACGCGCGATTGAATTGATTCCTTTAACGCCATTGGTGATTTCATTGGTTTCGATAAATCGATCACCATTGTGTTTCACAAATTGGTGGCGGGATCCGTCCAACATGATCATGTCCGAATATCCAACCTGGGACCAACCGCGACCGTTTGGCGGTTCTGCGGTGTGCCAACGAACAATTGTTTCGGGCGTTATGTTTTGCCCCTCATGCGTTGCGGTGCAATGAATCACAAAATATTTGAATGGTTTCTTCATGATTACGCGGGTTTTTCAATTACGGGTTCTTCAATTGCTTTTGATTTGTAAGCAATAAAAAACGCCGCGAATTTTTTGTGGTCAACTTGTTCAAACGTCAATCCGTCAAATTGTTTTTTGACCGTTTCAATGGCCGCCAAAACGGGCTTGGTTGCCCGACGACGAAAATATTCTGAATTAACTGTTAAAATAACACCTTCGCCATTTGCTACGGATTTAGTCCATGCGGCTTTGGTGAATGATCCACCCGCGACTTTTTCCATTTGTTTGATATTATCACTCGACTTTTTGTCTGCGGCAATGATAAAAACGTCCAATCGACCAATATTTTTTTGAAATGATTTAATGGCCGCCACCGTGGTTTTGTCCATGTTGATCAATTTTTTTTCGTGATAAATCATGTCTTAAATTTTTTAATTTGTATTTTCAAAAATAAGAAAAAAAACCCCATGGCAACATTGACCACGGGGTTTTCAATGAACAAAAATTCGGTGGAATTAGATTCCGTCCAAATTAACTTGAACGCCACATGGAATTGTTGTCGTGTTCCATGTCACGGTTCCGTCAAAATAAATTGACCCCGTGTTGTTGTCCTCGATAACTTGGTCAACTTCGATTTGAAACGACGGAATCAATCCGTAAAAATACCCGTCGCATGTGTAATAACCGAATTGATAATTGGTCGCGTTCGATTGAATCGCGTTCCAAAAATCCGTGTCGGTGCAATCTTCGGGATCTGAATTGTAATCCTGGAATGTCACGGATTTTTCACCGCCAACAATCGCTTCGGGTCCACATGAAGAAATTCTTTTCTTCGTGAATGATCCCTTTGGTTTTTGGCCTAACAACAAACCCGTCAAAACCACATTTCCCGCTGCAATTGCCGCGATCCATTCGGTTCGATCGTTAATGTTGTCGAATTCGTAATCACATTTTACGAACGCCAATTTTGAAATCCCACCATTGCGGGTTGTAACGCCACACCCACCCGAATAACTTTCGGGCAAATCGGGGGCGCATGTACTTGGACAAATTGCCATGTTTTTATTTTTTTATTTGTTTAACTTTTGTTAATTATACCACCCCAAACATTTCGATCGGGGTGGTATTTTTAATTTATGCAACTTCGCAACCAATAATGGTTGAACAATCCGAGAAATGGAATGTGTAATTAACACCCGAATTGATGTCGTCCTCGTTGAACGCGTTTTCAGGTAAAAAGAACAATTCCCAATTCAATGACAATTTGATTGACCATTCGTCAGCGCAATCGTCGTAATGAACTTTAAGATCATACGTCAATCCCGTGAATGGATCGGTGATTGTTCCGTGTTCGAATACGTCGTTACGCTTTGCGTAATCACCAACGTATTTGTTCCAGGTTAACAATTGAACCGCTCCAGGTGCTAAAACAATGAATTCGTTTGCACCAATTACGGTATTCACGAAACGGTCATTGTAATACATGTAATCCGTCCAACGAGCCATGTCGGTTCCTGTGGTTGAATTACAACAAGCGATTTGTTGTGTCTTTGCGTACAAATCAAAATTTCCACCTCCAATGATCATTGGCGCACCACTTGCACCAACTAAATCATATTCGTGGCGAATTTGTGCCGACGCCATTGCGCGTGGCGCGTTGGTTTCACTACCTAAAAACAATTGAATTGCCTTTTCAGTTGTGCCGTCTGCAAATTTACCAAAATTTGAAGATTGACCCGCCAACAATTGTTGGTTTAACGCCGTGTTCAACGCGTTCATTTGCGCCATGATTACGCTCGAAACGTAAACCGCGTCCGCTTCACACAATTTACGCATTTGATCCTCGGAAAATTTCATTCCCTTTGTTTCAATGCAATTGGTGATGTTCACAATTGTTTCCAATGGTGCGATTTCTTGGTCGGTGTCACATGAATTTGTACATGTCAAATTCACAGAATCAGCGATTCCGCGTTGAATGTAATTCACTTGAACCGCGCGATATTTTCCGTTCGTTGGAATTGGAATCGCTTCGAATCCCATGCGGTTTTCTTCGGACATTAGGGCGTCCAAATACCCAACGCGATCGCGCTTTAATGCGGGTGCGTTAATACCCGCAACCGAATTCAAATCCGTTTGCAACTTTTGACACAATCCTTGTGTAAATGCCATTTTTTTTAGTTTTTAATTGTTTAACTTTTGTTTATTTGTTTGGGGTTAAAAAACACGAAACCCATTGCGTAACAACCACATGAAAAATGTGATCATTCCGAAATGGGTCGGTCCCCCGTTGTTTGCCATTTTGGTTTGGCGAACCCGTGGAATTCGTTTTCGGCCCGACGGCCCGTTTTTTATTCTGCGTTTCCTTGACCGAAAACTTTCATTTTGGTCAAATTATCCGCATTTTGTTGGGCCATTTTCAGACCTGGCAAATTGAATTTTTGTTCTCCGTTTCCTCCGCTTGGCGGGTTTGGTGGCGTTCCTTTTGGATTAGCGTTTTGATTGTTTGGTGAACCGTTTGATTGTTTCACAACACCCAATTGGGTCAAATGCCCGTCCAATATTTCGTCAAAGGTAACGATTTTTGTTCCGTCTTGGTTCAATGGATTCAAATTATTTTTTGTTTTCACAACCAATTGACCGTTGTCGTCAACGTCAACATTATAATTTTGTTCCAAATACGAACGAACCGCGGGTGAAACCACTTCCGTTGAAACAATCAATTGACGTTTGGCAATCGCCTGGGAAATGATTGATTCACGTTTGAATGTTGTGATTTGTTTCTTTGCCTCCAATTCCTTGGCGGGGATTACCTCCTCCAATAATCGTTTGTTTTCATTCGACAATTCAATCACCTTTTTTTGAATTTCGTCAGCACCTTGCGCCGTTGCTTTGGACGCGCTTTCGTATGCGATTGAAATGATTTCGTCGAATTTCTTATCCTTAATATCTTCGGACTGTAAATTGAATGTTTTTTTCAATTTATGTTCAATCTTCGACAATTCCGCGCCGCGGATTTCGTCTTTCATTGGTTGAATGAATTCAGGATCGTTTTTCAAAACGTCGCGTTGTACTGTTTTGAACGACGTTGCGATTTCTTCAATTGGTGTTGTATCGTCCTCGGTTGTCAATTTGGTAATTGAGTCCGACGGAACACCGATTTTTTTCAAAAAATTTTCGATTTTTGACATGGGTCGTTGTTGTTTTATTTATTGGCTTTTGGACCGCGTTTTTTTGGGGATTCCTCGGTCGTTTCTTCGCTTGGTTCTTGGGTTTTTTCTTCGTGGATTGGTGCTTCAATGTCAACAAATTCCGATTCGGGACTGTTGGATTGCTCTAATTCCTCCTCAATTGGTGATTCAACCACAATATGGGTTTCAACTTTTGTTTCCTCTGCGGGAACATTGAATTTCACAGGTTTTTCGGCCATTGGGATTACGTCAAAAACTTTTGAATTTCCGCCGCGGCGTAATAAATCCCATGCGGTTTTTGTGATCACGGAAACCTTGCCCGTTTTAATGTTTTGGATTCGAATTTTTTCCATTTGTTTGTTGTTTATGAATGGTTTCTACAAATATACGTCAAATTGATTATTCCAACGCGTTAATTTGGGCCGACGTCAACGACGAATAAAACCATTCGTCACCCATTATTGATTGGATTTCGTCCGTGTCGGATTCAATAATTGATTTTATTTTCTTCAATGTTTGAATGTCGTCGTTTATGGCCGCTTGGGTTGTTAACTCGGACAACTCGGTCCTTTGTTCAATTGTCATTTTGTAAACTGTTTAATTGTTTTCGGGTCGATTTGATATTCGTCCAATAAGTTTTCAAATAATTTGAACGCGGCGTTGTGTTCCGCTTCAAACCATTTTGGTGCGTATGTGTATGCGGTCCATGATTCGGTCCAAAATTCCGACCAATTCGTCGCGCCGTATGTGGTTGGCGCGTCGCTTAACTTGACCCCTAATTTGGCGGCCAAATCTCTAATTTTTACACGTTCACCCAATCCATTATATGTTTTTGGATCGACTTTGTTGTGAATTAAATGTGCAAATTCATGTGTGATTGTTGGGGCGATATTACCGTCAACGGCTTCGGTCAACGACGACATGGTGAAAAAACGGGGTTTTCCATTTTTGTCAATGGTCGCAATCCCATAACCTTGGGCGTCGGTATAAACTTTTCGGCCTTTTGAAATAAATGTATTGCCGCCTGGGACATTGATTTGATGCCATTGTTCGATTTGTTCCGTGGCGATCTTAAAATCGGTGTCATAAGATTGACCAACAATTTTTTGATTTTTGGCCAATTTAACCAACAAACACGAATTGTCGGTTGTACATGCCCCACCCGAATTTTTTCCAATGCTTAAAACTTTCCATTGTGTGACCTTTGGTTTGTTTTGAAACAATTTCTTTGTGTTTCGTGTTTGTGACGGTGAAACAATCCCCGAAATGGTGTTGAACTCTGCGGCAATTTCTGCGGCCCCGTCTTGGTCACTTACCAAATCAAAAAACGCCTTGTTTATTGCGGGGGATTGCGTCGAAATAAAATATTCCTCATTCAATTGTTGTTTGGCCACCGCTTTGTCGAATTCCTTTTGGGTTGTTTTATTGTCCTTTTTTACCTCTGCGATTTGATCGTCAACCGTTGTTGTTTGTTTTTCCTCCGCTTTGTCCGCTTCAATTCCCAATTTTTCACGTTGTGATTTGGTCAACTTGAACGGAATGGCGGAATGTCTGCAATTATACCCGCCACGATAAACGGCGAAATTTTCCGTGTTTGTTCCTGGGATCATTCCCGTCCCGTTATTGGTGGCCCACGATAATTCGTTTGGCAAATCCTTTTTTTGGATCACCCGCATGTTCACCCAACGACGACATTGGGGACGTGAATCGTCAATCAATGAACCAACATATCGAAACGCGTCCAATCCGAATTCCTCGGCGATCTTGGCGTTGATTTGGCCGTCGTATTGATTCAACGAATCACGACTTATTTGTTTAACGTATCGTGAAAACAATCCGTCCACGTTTGGGTTTCCCAAAATGTAGGTCGTCAAATAATTTTCCAAATCGGTGATTGAAGATCCCGCGACAATGTTTTGAAAAATACCTTGGCGAATGGGTTCAATGAAATTTGTGTTGACACCCGATCCCGTCAAACCCGTCAATGTTTGTTCGGTCATTTGCTTTTGGATCGGATTGACTAAATTTTCCAATTCAGTTTTTGACAATTCGTTCACGTCTTTGTGAACCGTATAATTGAACTCGTTTATTGTGTTCCAATCGGACAAATAACTTTGAACCGACGACGGATATTTTGACCGTTTGATCGCGTTGGCGATAATTTGATCAATTTCGTTCACCATGTCGGTGTTCATTTCGTCAAAAATGATTTTACCGTCTGCGGTTTCCATTTTTGAAATGTGTTTTTTTACCGCTTCAAAAATCGTTTGTTGGGTCGGATCCAATGATTGAAACAAATCGTTGTTGATTGTTTCCATGGTCCGATCCTTTTTTTCAATGATCCGAATTATTTCGTCCGTGAATTCCGCCATTTTGTTTTTGTTGTTGTTTTTGCTCTTTTTTTAACTTTTCACGTCGTGCCAATTCGGGTTCATAACATTCGTAATTGTCCCCGTCCTCGCATGAATTACAAAAGGACGTGACGTTGTTTGTACATGTCCACATTCCAAATTTACATTGTTTTAATCGTTCCGTGATCATGCCAATGGCGGTTGAATTTCAATTGGATCACCCAACAATCGATTCGCCGTTTCGGAATCAAACCCGTAAATGGTTTCCAATAACGAAATTGCCGCGTCGCGTTTGGTCACGCCCTGGGACACGGATTGTTGAATTGACAATATACCTTGAACACCCCCAACGGTTCCTTTTAGATTCGCTTGGGCCTCGGCGCGTTGACGGGCCAATTCGGTGTCAACGGTTCCCGTGTCTGCGGAATCCGAATTTATATCAATCACGGTTTTTGGAATGTAGGTCGAAAGTATTGGGGCCAATTTGGCGTCCAACTCGGCAAAGATCACCGACAACGGTTGTTCCAAAAACTCGGTTCCATTGTCTGCGACCATGGCGGTCAATGTTTTGTAAGCAAACAACGATTTCAATAAATCCTCTTTTCGTATCGTTCCCGACGCCAACAACATTTGTTTGTCCTTGGTGTTCAAATGATAAATTGGGTCGTATGAAACCAATATTTCAACCAACCTCGAAACCGTCTTGTTTCCCGAAAAACGTTTCCGCGCCAAATCTTTGGTTGATTCAACCAAAAAAGCAATCGGGGCGTTTTTGTCGGTCAACTTATTCAATTCCTCAATCAAATCGTCCTCGGTTTTCATGGAAAACGAAATGGGTTTGACAATGATCGGATCCATTGGGTTGACAACGTTTCGGTATTGCTCAATAAATACCAACGATTTGAAAATGATTTCGTCGAATAAATTGTTTGAAATCTTGGTCAACTGCGAAAATGAATCTTCGCGGTCGATTTGTTTGGCCGTTCCGCTTTGCGCTTCGTCGATTGTGTTCAAATGCAACGATTCCTCGGCTTTTCTTAATAACGTTTCCCACGCTTCGCCCGAATATTTGATAATGTCAACGGGCGGTGAAATGAATCGGATCATTGGTTCACTTGAACCCGTGTCCGTTCCCAATGCGGCGTTCCCCTTTTCTCGAAGAAAAACCCCAAATGGTGAACGTGAAATGATTCGTCCCGATCCTTTACATTTGGAACATGTTTCGTGTTCTTCATGTTCGGAATTGTAAACGACACCGTCGCGGCAACCCTTCGCGTCACATGTTTCGGCAACCTCCTCACGATAAGGAAACGCCGACGTTGTCATGACCGCCGTCCAATCGGAATATTGGCGGATCGCTTCATTTGCGAATGGAACAAACGCGGAAAAATATGAATCGAAAAAATTGTCGTCGGTCAAATCCCCACCCAAAATAACGGCGGGACATTGGCCAATGTTATGTTCGTAAACGATCACCGTGTTGAATTTTTTGTCAATGGCGTTTCCAAATTGTTCATGGCGAAAAAATGCGGTGTCGGTCAATGTATAATAAACCAGGCCATGTTCAACCATTTTTCCGTTTTCGCGAATCATGGAATATTCGTCGTTTGACCTCCATGTGATTAAATTGTGGTTCAAAACTTTAATGTCGTTGGACATGATTAAAATCGGTTCAACGTCAACTTTAATTGTTGGATCGGTTAATCCAGGACCCACGGGAATCCAAACCAAATAACCGTTCGGATCTTCAATCATACGTCGAACAACGAACTTTTGAATGTATGAATAAAAGAATTGACCGTCGAATTTGTGTTCCGACAAATACGTGTTCAATTCGTCCGACACCTGGATTGAAAAATTTGCGTTTTGGAAAATGCGAAACAACTTATCAATCGCGCGATTCATTGAACCCTTGGTGATTGGTTCGTAAATTGACAAACGATATTTTTGAACGTCGGGATCCTCATTCGGACGACGCGCCGTCAATATGTTTTCGGGGTTTTTGCCACGGGTGTGAACAAACATTGTTCGACGAACGTCGTTCCAATCTTCGTATTTCTTTGGTCGGTGTTTTTCGTCCGCCAATAACGCGGTGATTTGCTCGATTTCAATCATAAACATGTAAGGGATTTAGAACATTCGCAATGTTCAAAAGTTAACGAAACCCACCAACGGGTTCCAATTTCATTATTTTTTGTGATTTCGCCGTCAATGTTGAAATCAACACCGTCGATTGTTATGTTTGTCCCCGCGACAATGGTGGCCAATATTTTTGTGAACCTCTGCGGCAATGCGAACGAATTCATTAGCCAATTCTCGCATATTTCCGAACCCGTCGTTTTGCGCGACGTTTCGATGATCGATTTGGAAATGTTAAAATTGGTTTGTTCAAATGAACATGGGATCCGAATTTGATTTGAATAATTGAACGCAATTCCGCCAAAAACGTCGGACCAATTGTTCCCGTAATATAGGCCGAAACAATCCGTTGACGGATAATCGGATTCAATCAACACCGATTGTTTTTTGTCGCTGCAAACCTCCAATTTGAACGGTTCCGAACAAAAACATTGTGGTTTGGTTTCCCGATCACCTCCGAAACAAAATTCAAAATAAAAACATGTGTCCCAACCTTGGGCGATTAAATACTCGGTGATTGCGTACAAATCAAATTCGATTTGTTGGATTGGTGTCGTTGTGATAATTCCTCCGACCTGGGTTGTTTGGAATTCACCGACAAATTGATTCACAACAAATTGATTGAACAATTCGTCGGGAATGGGAAACGCTATATCGTCACAACATGTTTTTATTTGAAAACTTGCCGAACCAACAAACGACGTGTCAACTGTAAACCAACCGCCATTCGGTCTAAAAATTTGTTGAAATTGGAATGTGTATGTGTCGCCAACTTGAAATGGGATCCAAAACGCGGAATCGTTGCCGCACAAATTACAGTTCCATGATTCGGTGCAATCGCACAAAATCAACCCGTTGTTGACAATCATGTCCGAACAAAACGTATTTGACCCGCAAAATATTTGAATTGTTCCGCACAACAAGCGGGTGTTTGGATCGGAACAATCAAATTCGTCCGTCAAATCACAATAAACCTCGGACGGGTTATTGGGGTTTATATATGAATCAAACAATTCGGCCATGGTTTCAAATTTACGGTGTTTTTTTTATCGACATGCGGTTTTTCGTTTTTTTAATACACGGGCGGAATTGAAATCAATCCGCACAATTCCCACGATCCGTTGGTCAATGTTGTAAGGTCCAAATAAGCGGCCGCCTGGCCACTCAAAAAATCGGGGTCAATTGACAACACGTTGACCATTTGCGAAAAACTGAATGGTGAAACGTTGTATTCGGATTCGGTTAACTGCGAAACGCCGCCGCCCAATGGATTCATGAAGAAAATAAAATCACCGTTTTGATTTGCCGTATAAATAACGCGAATTTCGTCCCAATCGGACGGACAAATTGGTCCGACAATTGTTTCCCATGACCCGTTGAACCCTTCGACAATCATGTCGGTTAAAATACTTGAATACCCCGAATTGTCAAATTCATTTTGGATTGGTCGGACTGCGAACGCTGCGATTTGGTTTGCAATATATGGTTGACCAAATAAAGCGGATAAATCAAAACGGAATCGGTATTCCAAATAAATTTCTTCGCCACGCCAATCGTTAGTGATCCCCAATGTCGAAACGTATGTGGACCCCAATGGACCCGCCGACGTTCGGTTCATATATGTGGCCGTGTTTGCCAACATTATCGACGGCCCGTCAAATGCGGTTGATTCCCAACGAACGCGCGTTTCGAAATTTATATCAATAAACGTTGACCCAATGTCCGCCACAATCATGTCACCTAAATTTTGCCAATTGCCTGGGAACCCAATCACGCGATTGGATTGGTGGGTTTGCCAAATGAAAAATGTCGTTTGACCAACGGTTGGAAAATCTTGAACTCTGCGATAAACGTTCAACGTGATATTATTCATGTATTCACGGTAATCGGGAATGGACGCGCCCCATGCGGACAAACAATCTTTGAAATTTCCCGCCGCCAATTGTAAAAAATGGTTGATCCGTTCCTTTGCTACGGGTTGAACACAATTTGTTGTGTTTTCACGAAAATATTGTTGAAAACGTGTTTGATTAACACTAATTCCACAACCGTCACATTCCAAATCGGGGACCTGGGTGACTTCGATCGGATCCGAAATAAATGTGTTGACCGTCTGCGAATCCCCACCGTAAACAATCGCCGCCACTCGATAAACGCCCGACGGATTGACACCAATTCCGACGTGTGCGGATATTTGATAAACCCCTCCGCCCAATGAAATTGTGTCCGACGGTGATTCCAAATCGTTGTCCAATACTGAAATCCCGCCAACGTTTGGAATTTCCGCGCGACTTGAACCGTAATTGGTCAAAAAATCCACCGAATTGGTTGTTTGGGTTTCGTCAAATAACTGAAAAATCACCCCGTTCAATCCACCCGAATAAGCGGGTGGAATCGTGATTTGAAAATAAACTTTGGTTGTTTGAACTGTTGAAAAATTTGGAACGTTTGATCCATTGCGTTCAAAATTAAACGAATGATCCGTGAACTCCGACGGGCCACCATACAAACCCGAATTATACCAACGCGACGCCCAATTGATTGTTTGGATTTCCGCACATTCAAAAGGTTGGCCGTCCACCGTTGTGTTTGGATCAACCAAATAAAACAATGAACATAATTTTTTTGGCATTTTGTAAACCGTCGGAAACACGTTCGCCAATAAAGAATTTCCAACGGGCGGATTGATTGCGCTCACGTCGGTCCGCCTCCATTTAGGATTGTTCGGAACCAAATTCGCCGTGGTCCAATTGTCCAAATCTTGCATTTGAAAAAATGTGAATCGGATCACAAATTGTTGGGTGTCCATTGGTTCAAATGTCACGTCGAAATTTTTCGCCGCCATGAAATTGGAACCCGTCCCAATCAACGCCATGGCCGTTTGTGTTCCAACCCCCATTGTGGAATTGTTGTAATTCAAAAACCAACCAACGGGCGGTGGACCGTCAACGATTCCCGATCCGTATTTCGTCCCGAAATCACACCAAAACGACCACAACCATGGGTTGAACCAAATTTGTAGGCCGTTGGTCAATCCATTCAAATATGTAAATGTGAATTGAACTGTTTTTTGTTCACACACGGCGGAATTTTGAAACAATCGGGTTGTCGCGCATAACTCTTTAACCGTTCTTAATAAACCATTTTCGGTTTCAACGCTCACGTCGTCACAACACAAACACGAACAATCTTGTTCCGAAATTCCCGACACGTCCAATGTTGTGTTCACCCCATTACATTCAACAGTCACTCGGATCGAACATTCCAAAATTTCTTCAACCATTTGTGGCGTCCATTCGATTGGAACCGCTTGGGTGACACCTGGCGCAATGTTCACGGGATTGGTTGGTGTGTGCAAATCGAAACCACCCTCGGAACATGCGGCAAAATCAATAATAAAATCCATGGGTCCAATCGTTGGATTGGTCACGTTCAAATTGGCGGTCCCCGTTGTTCCAAAAATCACCGATCCAAAATCCAATGGGTTGGGTGAAACGTATGGCAACATTGTATGGGAAACCGCAAAATTGAATGTGTTGTTTTCAACACCATGTTCGGCGGTTGTGAATTGAATTTTCAAATCACCAACGTCCGTTTTTGCCGTTCCCGTGTGACAAATGTCCATGACAATTTGAAATGTTCCTCCGACGGGAATCACAATTGGTAAATTGTTTTCGTATGGCGTCACACCATTGATTGAAATTCCCGTGACTGAATACAACGCGCCGACATTGAACGACAAATTTGTGTCGGTTAATGTCAATGGGGTGTTGTGTGTATTCGTAACGGTACACGTCAACGTTTGACAACATTTAATCCAAACCCGATTTTGGGTTGGGTGTGGATTCAAACATGAACCAATGGATAAATAATTCGGCATATTTTACAAATTTAGACAATTCCCGACACCGTGGCCACCCGTGTCACAAAATTCAATTTAACCTCCGTGATTTGGCCATAAACCACGGATCCATTTTTTGGCAATCTAACTGTTTTGGCCCAATCAAAATTGGCCAAATCATTACATGAAAATTCAAACGCGAAATCAAAATTGAATTGTGTCGCGGTTGGTTGTCTTGGATCGTCAATGTAGTGAAACAATGTGTACAAATTATTCGCGTTGTTTTCCTTGAACCAAAACGGATAATTGTATCGGGCGTTTGTTGGAATGGTCGTCCCATTGACAACAACGGATCCACCCGTGAATGAATCTGAATAATTACCTTTTACGGCGGCGTTTTGCATGTTGTCGCCGTCCCAAATCAATAATTTGTAATTGAACGCGGTGTCGTCGTTCATTAACATGGCGTCCGAATAATCGGACAACGCGCCACCGAAAAATGAATTCACAATCCCACCCGCCCAATTTTCGAAATATTCGTAAAAATTTTGACGGATTCCGTCCTCCCTGGTTCGAACGGGTGACAACGGCAACGAAACCGTGTATTGTCCCGACTGTGACGGGTTGAATGGGACATTGAAATCAATAATGTCATTGAATCGTGGGGCGGCTTCATTCCCCAAATATTCTTGGGCGTCGGGTTGATATTCGAAGCGGCCAAACGCCCAACGTTCGCGATCAATCCATGAATAACAAATTTTGTTTTCTGCGATCATGTTGTTGTTCAATAAATCAATCGCGTCAATCCATGGTGTTGTTCCTTGAAAAAAATCTTTTCGTTCGAACACTAAATTGTTCCCAATGATCCGCCAATCCGCGTTGAATGTTGGTTTCAAAATGTTGTCCAAAAACGACGACAATGTTTCCACGGGCAAATTTTCCGAAATCAACATGAAATTGGTTTCGTCTTTTTTGAATCCTCTGCGGACTTGCGCCGACAACAATACGGTGTTCCAATATGGCGACGCGGGATCGTTCAAAATGGACGACTGAAATGTCAATCCACATTTTCCACAAACATTTTTGACGTAATCGCGAACCAATGCGGACGGGTGATACCAACCGCATGGGATCACCCATTCAGCAATTTCGGCGTTTATATCTGCAATCAAATCGAACGCACCCCATGGGGAAAAATTCGATTCATTGCAATCGCTTTGTGAACAATCCGTTCCTGGGATCGCGCAAACAATCGAACACAAAAGATAAATAACGGCCAACAATGGGGTGAAAATAATGGCCAACGGATATAAAATAAGATCAACAATTAGGGCCAACAAAAACGCCACCCATAAAATAACAATTTGAATAAATGCGGGGCGGTGGTCAATGCAATATCGAACCGCGGGTCGATTTTGGTTCAAAAACCCGTTCCAATTGTCCCACAAAATGGTTGATTGAACGCAATTAAATTCGGGCGTTTTTTCGATCATGTTGGCCGAAATGGAACAATCGGGTTCACACCAATCAATGGCGTCGCCTTTAATCACACCAACGAATTGAGCGGTCCCACAACAGTCGTCCCACACTTCAATGGGGATTTCATTCGCGAATCCATTCGGGTCGTCAATCAATGCGGTTTTCAAAATTTGATACCCGTCGTCGTAAAATGTCAATTCCGACGAATAAGATTTGGCCGTTTGACCATTGGCGTCGGCGCGTCGCAATGTGACCTCAAATGTGGCGGTCCCGTCAATGCGACCCGTGATCCACACCCCGTTCAATTTTATTTTGATTGACGTGTTCATTTGGCTTTGTTTCGAATTCGTTGTTCTTTATACTGCAATTTCGAAACGATTCCGTTGATCCCGCGTTCGTCAATCGATAATGTCAAACCCTTTTGTTGACGGATTGCCATTTCAATTCGTTCCAATTTTGAATCCATGGATTTATTGTTTATCGCAATAACACGATCATTCAATCCCTTGGCCAACATTGGATCACGACCCGCGTGAATTGCCTCCAATAATGGACGCCATTGGCGCGTTTTTTCTTTGGTCATGACAAATTCCCCACGGTGAACAACCCCCGCCGCTTCATATTTCCCACCGTCGCCCGTGTAACCCCCCTCGGCAAACGATCCCGCGGCGGCCCTGGCTTGGGCCCTTGCGGCAACCAATCCCGCGGCCAATGCGATCAATGTCGCGGCAATGGTGAACGGTGCGGCGGCCCCACCCTCGGCGGCGGCTTTCGAAATTGCCACGGCTGAATTGGCAACCAACTCAATGGCGGCCAATCCTTGTTGTGCGCGGACGAATTTCGCCTTTTGTTCGTTCAACTTTTGTAAACGGGTTTCTTCGATTTGTAACAACTCGGCGTTTCCCTTTTCTGCAATGGTTGCGGCGGCGTCCACACGCTTTTGTTGTGCTGAAATGGCCGCGTCGGTTTGGCGAATTTGTGCGTCAATCACCGCGTTGGCCAAATCCAATGTCGCCTTCAAAACGTCCTCGATTCCCTGGGTGATCGCTTGTTTGCGTTTTTCCGTTTCCTCTTTTGTTTTGTCGGTTTCGTCCTCCAATAATTTGATTGACCGATCGTGAAAATCGTTTTTGGTTTTTAAGATTTCCAAATCCGCTTGTTTTTCAATCAACGTTCGTTCCTCCAATGTCAATTCAGTATTTTTCAATTCCGCGTCCCGATCCGCTTCAATGGCTTTAATTCTTACGCCTTGTTCGTTGGTCAATGAATCTTGAATCAATTTCAAATTATCATTCAACTGTTGACGGATTCGATTTTGTTCCTCGGTTCCACGGGCGTCGGCCAAATCTTTAATCAATTTGGACCTTTGCCCCTCCAATGTTTGAGTGTTTTGTTCCACCAACGTCAATTGGCGTTCCAATTCCACGGCGGCGATTTGATCCAATGTCGCCAACCTCTTTTTTTCCGCGTCCTCTTTAATCTTGGTGATTGCGTTTTCGGTTTCTGCGGCTAAAATTTCCAATCCGTTTTTTCTTAATTGGCCAAATTGTAACGCGATCGCGGTCGTGAATGTTCCCTCCGCTTTTGAATCCTCAATCCTTTGGGCGATCTCTTGTTCAAAAATTTCACGTTGTTTTTGCCCTATTTTTTGCGCTTGGTCCACCGCTTGTTCGACGTTTTTCGGATCCGCCAACAATGCGGGTTGGAATTTTAATTCGAGGACTTGTTTATCGATTTCGCGTTGTAACGAAAATTTCAATTTGTCCTGGGCCTCTTTTAATTTTTCGGCGGTTTTGGCGGACGATTCACTTGTAAATGTTCGCGTCGTTCCTTTTGCGTTTGCGCCGACAATATACGCGGCGTCAACGGCGGCGATTCCGCGGGTTGTGGCTTCGTATTGATCTAAAAAGAATTGGTAACTCGAAACCGCGGATCCCGTTTCCTCCTCAATCTTTGCCAACGCGTCGGTTTCACCTTGGGATAACTGTAAAAACGGATTATCAACGTTTGAGATTGACGTTGTTATGTTGTCCAAATTATTTAATGCCCCCGCCGCTTGTTGTTCCGCCCCACTTAATCCCCATGGGTTTTCGTTCAATTCCTTGGCTGCCTTTTTATTTCCCGCAAGTAATCCGTCAACCAATTTTTTGTTTTCAGCGGATAAACCCGCATAGATTTTTTTAGCGGTTTCAGATCCTTGACCTAATGATTGAGCCAAACCCGAATATGAATTTTCCAAAAACTGTTGGGCGCGGATTTGTTTTGCGATTAAATCGGTTATCACCTGGGTTTTTGCCTCTGCGGCCGCTTTGTTTCGGATTTGGGTAATCAAATTTTGATACGCGATGTCCAATTGTTCAACGAATTCCTTTTCGTTTTTCAAATTGGTCAACGTTGTCCCATATTTCGAATTGATTTCATTGATCAACTGCGAACGTTCCGCCGTTCCCGCGTTGGTATTTCGTAACGCGTTAAATAAACCGTCCAATTCAACTTGTTCGTCGGCGATTTTTTTGTTCATGATTTCCGTAAAATCCGCGACGGCTTGTTGTTCCAACGACAATTGTTGTGTCGCCGCTGCGGCGTCCTCCGCCCCAAAAATGAAATCGGGGAACAATGCCAACAATGTAGTCACCGCACCAATCACCAATCCGATTGGATTCGCTTTCATTGCCCCATTCAACGCCGCTTGGGCCGCCGTTGCGCCACGCGCCGCCACCGCTTGGGCCGACGTGGCCCCCGTCAATACGTTCGTGGCCGTTGCCGCCGCCCGTGTGAAAAACGCCTTGGCTTTGGTGATTGCCAATCCCAATTGTTCACGGATCAACAACAACTTGAAACGGGCTTCATAAAGTATTTCGGCTTGTAATGCGGCTTTTCTTTGGCCAACATAAAACGCCACAACACCCGCCAACAACAATAATGTTCGGCGGTTTTCTTCAACAAATGCGGGGATTGCTCTCAATCCGTCAATCACGTCAAACGCAACGCCCACCAACGATTCGAAAACGGGCAATAAACCCTGGCCAATGGATCGTTTTAACTCGGTGAAATTTCCCTCCAATGTGGACAAACGACCCGTGGTTGATTGCGACAACTTATCAGTCAAACCGAAAAACCGTCCACCCTCCGACGTCAACGATTGGAATCCCTTTTCGAGATTGGCGAATGAAATTTTTCCTTCGGATCCTAATTTTTTGACCTCCTTTTCGGACACGCCCAATTGTTTGGCAAATTCCCCAATGATCGGGACACCCGCCTCGGTCAATTGGTTTATATCCTCGGCGAACAATGTTCCTTGAACACGGGCCTTTCCATAAATAACCGCTAATTCATTAAAATCTTTGCCCGTTGCCGACGACACGTCACCAATCCGTCCCAACGTCGTGGTCAATTGATCCACGGGTTCACCGAACGCCAACAACGCCTTTCCCGCTTGGTTGACTTGTTCGGGGGTGAACGGTGTCTTAATGGAAAATTCCTCCAATTCCTTGAATGTTTTTTTGGCTTTGTCCGCGGAACCCAAAAACGTTTCCAATGAAATTTGAACGTTTTCATAATCCGCAACCGCCTGGATTGCTCCCTTACCGAAATCAATTGCAGCGGCGGCGACTGAAATACCACCAAACGCGGCGGCGGCCCCCGCCAATGTTTTCTTCAATCCCGAAACTGCGGATTCCGTTTGTTTGGTTGCGGTTCCAACGTTGGTTATTCCCGTTTTGATTGCGTCCAATTCGCGACGCATTTGTGACGTGTCGGCTTGTAACTTGAACAATATATTTTTAACCTCTGCCATGGTTTGGTGTTTTATTTATTTTTTTCCATTGCTTCATTCCGTTCGTCCACGATCTTGAAAAATGTTGAAATCGTTTGATAATATTCGTCAATTGACAACGATTCCAACGCTTTCATTTCGGTCACTCGGTTTTCACAAATGATTTGGTTAACATATTGGATTTCGTCAATATATCGCCCGATCTCAATCGTTGCAAAATTTGACGAAACCGTTCGTTTGCGGGGACGTTCGCTCTCAAATATTCGTGAATATCGTTGTCGGACATTTCGGAATATTTGGTTGTGTGTACGAACGCCCTTTGGATAAAAAAATCGGACGCCTCCGAATTGGATTTGATCCGTTCAATTTTTATTTGTTTCCAAACGTCCGAAAATTCGGTTTCGTCCTCGCCTTTTATCACGAAATAACACGCGGCTAATTCGATCATGGTTTGTTCTTCGCCAATAAATTCCAAACGGAATTCCATTTCAGCCAACAAATGGAACATTTCGACAATGTTTCCACCATTGGCGGATTTCTTCATGGCCTCGATAATTGTACTCAATTGGTCTTTGGTCATGTTCATTTCGACGAACCTGGTTGCGACCTCTGCGGAAATTGCGCGTTTTGCGGGAATGGTCATTGGGTTGTGGTATTCGAACCACTCGGTTCCGTCGGCCTCCGTGAATACTTTTTTCAATGGGATTTTGGATCCCGTCACATGTTGTTGGGATTGTTCAACATGCGGTTGTTGTCGTTTGAACCATTTCATTTTGTTGTTCTTTGGGTTTGCTTATTTAATTTCCCCAAAAATACGTCAAAAATCATTTCATAAAACGAATGAAATCGTTGTGGAATGTCCACAGATAATAACGAAAACAATCCAACAAATGGGTCAACGAGGCGTCGCGGCCTTTGTCAATGTCCCCATTGGCCGTTGTTTCGACGTTCTGCAAATCATGAATAAGAAATTGACAACTCGAATCAATAATTAAATTGGGGTGTTTTTCCAACATTGAATTGAGCAATACCCGCGAATTCTTAATTGACGGGTTCACGCTTGGAACTTTGAACGCGGATTTGGGGATCCCCAATTCGTCGCGAATAATCATGTAATAATTCAACGCGCCCTTGGTCATGGCGGAACGGTTGGCCCCCGACGCGTCACCCGTGATAATAAAAAATTTGTCCCCAAACGCCACACGAATCGTTTCGCACAATTGGAAAATGTCCGAATTCCTCAATCTGAATTCCCGAATGATTCGGATTTTATCGTTGTATGATTGCCCCGCAATACACGTAATCGGATCGACGTTGAAATCGAACGACAAAATGATTGGTTCCTTTGGGTTGATTTCCACGTTTGGTTTGACTGTCTTGAACTTGTTGAACGCATAAGCGAACGGGCGGTCCACGTCAATCACGTCCCAATCCCCATTGACGAACACCGCGCGGGTCATTTCGTCCAAATTTTCCATGGCGGCCAAATACTCGGTCGGTAATGTTGGATTGTCAATCATTAACGCGCGTTTGTAGAAATAAGACGTTGGCAATGTTCCCGCCATTGCGGGTTCATGGAATTCGGTTTTGGTCCACGTCTGCGACGGATTGCATGTCAATAAAATTAAACGGGGCGGTTGGTTTGGTATAATGTGACGGCCAACCCTCAATTTGCATTTTTCAAAGGTCTTTTTTTGAACTTCCTGGGCTTCCTCAATTAAGAAAAAATTCGTTTCCAATCCGTCAAATCGCGTCAAATCTTTGTCCATGTTGTAATTTTCGGGGAAAAACTCCAGGGTTGAACCATTTACGAACGTGACAATGTGGTCCGTTTGGTGATAAGAGCGGATAAATGACTTCGGGCATAACTTGAAAAACGTTGGAATGGTGGTCCGCTTTAACGACGGCAACGATTCGCGTATCACGTGTGACTTGGAATTGGGGAAAATCTTGGCCAACAATATCAATGTGGCCAATGACACATAAGATTTCCCGCCACCCGCCGCGCCGCCATACAACAATGATTCATAACCTCCGCCGAAAACGGCCTCCATGAATTCTAATTGTTTGGGGTGCGGTTCAAATTTGACCATGGATCAATGGGGCCAAAATTTAGATTCGGTAATTTGGGAACAAATAATGGCACGTC